GATCAAGGAACTCCCGATCAGGTTGTGGCCGTTTGAGGAGCGCGAGGCTTTTGTAGCCGAAAGGATTCACAAACACGCCGAGGCTGACTTCGCGCTGGAGGCAGAGCAACTGCTGCCGCCGTGTACCTCGGAGGAGATGTGGGAAAAGCCTACGGTCTGGGCCGTGATGAAGAAGGGTGGCGTCAGGGCCAAGGCTCTGTTCGGAGACGAACTATCGGCCATCTCTGAGGCTACTCGGCTCGGTGGAGAGTATGAGGTTCAGACCCGACACGGAGAGCGCACACGTTGCGCAAACTTCTGCCAGGTCAACACATGGTGCGCTCAGTGGCGCGATTATCAGGACGGTGTTCAATTTGAAAAGGAGCAGGCATGACAACGATTGGTCAGGAGTTCAACATTACCGACGCCGAGGAGGATGCCTGGAAGCAGGTTTCCGCCAACACCCGGCAGGTGGGCGGCGACCACTACAAAAAACTCGGCATTGAGCCGTGGGAACTGATGGAAGCCTTGTTGACCTACGAGGAGTTTGTCGGGTTCCTGAAAGGCTCGGCAATCAAGTACGCCATGCGGCAAGGCTTGAAAGGCTCGGACGACGCTGCCAAGGCCCGTCACTACATTCAGAAACTGAACGAGGTACAACGATGACGGTCTATCAAAAGCTCCAAGCGGCTCGAGTCAAGCTGCAAGGATCGAAGCTCACCAAGAGCGGCAAGAACAAGTTCGCGGGCTACGAATATTTTGAGCTGGGCGACTTCTTGCCTAGGGTCCAAGAAATCTGCAACGAAGTCGGGTTGTGTGGTGTGGTGACCTTCACCAGCGAAGACGCAAAGCTCGCCATCTTTGATGTGGAAAGCGGGATGTTTGTTGAGTTCACATCCCCCATGGCCAAGGCCGAACTCAAGGGTTGCCACGATGTGCAGAACCTGGGAGCGGTTCAAACCTATTTGCGCAGGTACCTGTGGACCAATGCGTTCGAGATCGTAGAACACGACGCACTCGATTCGGCCACCGACGTGACTGTTGAGCGCAAGCCAGCACCGAAGCCGGAACCAAAGCTGCCGAAGAAGGTTGAAGGCAAGGCCGGTCCGTGGCAGATAACGATTGAAGGCGCAGGGGAAGAGCCTGAGTGGCTTGAAGCCGTGCCGAAAGCGGTTCAGACGGCGCTTGATATGGCCACCAGCGAGGCCGATGTCATGTCGATCTTCAAGGTAAACAAGCAGTTGTTCGATCTGGTTAAAGAAGCCGATCAATCCATGTGGAAGGCGTTGATGTCCACGTTCACCGAAACCAAGAAGAAGTTCGTTAAGGAGTAAACATGTTTGTTCCCCGTCCTAACACCGGCACCCTGTGGCCGAACGAGAAACGCTCCGACAACCATCCCGACGTTCGGGGTGACATCTTTGTCGAAATCTCTCTACTGAAGAAGCTCATGGCGCAGGCCGATGGCGATCAGGTCAAGCTCTCCGTGTCTGGTTGGCGTAAAGAGATTGCCGGCAAAAAAGCCTTGTCCCTGTCCATCTCGGAGCCGTATGTCAAAGCCGCTCCGAAGGTACAGGCAGACAACGAAGACGTACCCTTCTAGGAGACTGACATGGGATGGTTTGGATTTGCGATGCTAGCGTGGATTGGTTGTGCGTGGTTAACCCACGTCGTTACCTGTCTAACAAATGAATCGTGGGGCTTTTTGATCGCGGGTGCCATCTTCTTTCCGGTTGCATGGGTTCATGGAACCGGAGTTTGGTTCGGATGGTGGTAATGAAGACCATCCAGTTCGAGGCCGTGAAAGTGGCGCTCAAACAGAACAAGGATGGGTACATCCTGACCTTGTGCCTGCATCCCGACGATGCCCCTGATGACTTACTCAGGGACTTCGTTGGGTCACGGTACCAGGTTGTTATGGTCCGGCTCAATCAAGACGAACAGCCCATGGATCGCCAGGAGTTTGATGGCACCAAGGCTGTTCGCCTAGCCGGTGTTCTGTGCCGAGATTCAGAATTCTGGGCCTACCTGAATGATGAAGCACTGGTCTTTGAGGAAAGCGAGAGGGCCGCAACTGAATGGCTGCGGGACTTCCTTAACGTTCAATCAAGATCGGAACTTAAAACCAACGCCACGGCTAGAGAGTTGCTGGTCAGAGTAAACAAGGACTTTATGTCATGGAAGCAAAAAAACGGCTGATACCGTATTCAGTGTATCTGCCTGCCGACATTCACGCCAAGCTCAAGAAGGCCGGGAAACAACGCCAGGCATCTTCTTTAGTACGGAACGCCATTGCAATGATCTTAGACGGATCGGATGTTTACAAGACTGGCTACAAAGCTGGACTGGCTGATGCTGCCCACATTGTGAGCAACAACGCCCACGCCAAGATGCTGCGAGTTGAAAGCAAAGACCTCAGTAATTTACTGAAGTCTCAAATCCTTTCATTGGAGCCAAAATGACCTACGAGTTCACTCGTGACTGGTTCAAGACCGGAGAACAAGTCTGGCCAGAAATTCGCAAGATGATGAACAGGCGGTGTTACTTTCTTGAGATTGGTTCGTATGAAGGACGGTCTACCGTCTGGACTATTGAACACATGATGGGCGACACCAGTGAAATTACATGTATCGACACTTGGGAAGGAGGAGAAGAGCACGGCTCCGACAATATGGAGGAAGTAGAGCGACGGTTTGACTACAACATCAGCCTTGCTCAGTCTCGGTTTCCGGGGCGTGAGGTGTGCAAAATCAAAAAGCCTTCACACATAGCAATGGCCGAGTTGATTTCTTCAAGCTACAGCTATGACTTCATTTACATTGACGGCTCTCACAAAGCCAAGGATGTCTTGACGGATTCTTGCATGGCCTGGAAAGCGCTGAACAAGCACGGCTTTCTTGTGTGGGATGACTATCTATGGGGCCATCCTCGGGACGTATTAAACCGGCCCAAGGCGGCAATTGATGCATTCATGATGATGTTTGGCGAAGAGATGCAAGTTGTTTTCCTTGGTTATCACATGGTGGTTCAAAAACTGGTGAGCAAAAATGAACGAACATGATTATCAACACGACTTTTCAACGGACGTGTTTTACAAAATCAGCGCCGCTACCGATGTTGCTGCGACGTGGAAACGATTTGGTTGGACTCCTCCGTCCCAAGACCCGGCTTATCAGGAGAAGTGGTCTAAGGCCCAAGAACGCACCAAGATTGGAGATCACCGTGATTGATTACATTGAAGGGATTGTGGCTATGAAACAACTCGTTTCCAAACTTGAAGACGCTTGTCGTCAACATGACTACGAGCGAGCAAGAGAGTTGTGCCTTGCAATCATTGTCGAGTCCCGCGCCGTTAACCACCAGATCCAAATACAGGCGACTGCAAAATGAACTGGCTTGGCCCTCACAGGTTTGAGTTTGAGTACAAACTCCCCAAGTGCGACACGCCATGCAACGTTCAAATTGGCGTGTTTTACAGGGAAGAGAGCGACACCTACTGCGTCATGCTTGAAAAGGTTGCTATTCAGCACGGCGGCAAGCAGTGGAACTTAACAGATGTTTTGTCTCAGGAGGTCATGCAAACAATAGACAAAGAAGCGCAGGTATTGTTTTCCACGTTTTTACAGAAAGGACAATCATGAAAGTCACCCTAAAAGTTGATCCAGTTTTGGTTCCGATCATCAAACAAGCCATTCGGGACTATGCCGACAAAAGCATTGCGGAGATGATGCCCGCCGAAACGCCGGCGGTGGTCAAAGTTCCCCAGAAGAAGCGCGGACGCCCGCCCGGCAAGCGTAAGGTCGCGGTCGCTTCGGCGGCGGTTGCTGTATCAGCCCCGGCAGCGGTTGCCGCGTAAACCAGGGAGGGGGCAACCCCTCTTTGATGAACTTCATGAGCCATCGGAGCGACTTGTGAAATTCCTGTCAGTTTGTAGCGGCATCGAGGCCGCAAGTGTGGCGTGGGGAGCGCTTGGCTGGGAGGCTGTTGGGTTCAGCGAGATTGAGGCGTTCCCGTCTGCGGTGTTGCGGCATCACTATCCTGCGGTGCCGAATCTTGGTGACATGACGAAATATCAGGAGTGGGAAATTGAGCGACCAGATGTGCTTGTGGGAGGAACCCCCTGTCAGTCATTCTCAGTCGCGGGATTGCGAAAGGGATTGGCAGACCCTCGTGGGAACTTGGCCCTCGTCTATTGCGGGATTCTTGACCGATTTAGACCGAAGTGGTTTGTGTGGGAAAACGTCCCCGGTGTTTTGTCATCGGGGGGAGGACGGGACTTTGGTTCCTTCCTCGGGGCGGTGGCTGAACTCGGGTATGGGTTCGCTTACAGAGTGTTGGACGCACAGTTCTTCGGAGTTCCACAGCGCCGCAGGCGTGTGTTCGTTGTCGGGTATCTTGGAGACTGGCGACCTGCCGCAGCGGTTCTTTTTGAGCGAGAAAGCCTGCGCCGGGATACTGCGCCGAGCAGAGAAAAGGGGCAAGAAGTTGCCGGAACCTTTACGGCTCGCGCTAAATCAGGTGGCTGGGGACAAGACCCAAACCTTGCCGCAAGCGGATACATGAGGGTGGCTCCGACAGTAACGAGCGGCGCTCCGTTCAGTCGCACAGGAAACGGATCAGAAGCCGAGGCTGTTGTAGAAGTCTGCCCTACGCTCCGCGCTGGAGGCAACCGCACAGGAGGCGACCGACCGCCAGGCACCGATGTCGATACCGCAGACAGCTTGATC